GTAGGTTGGGATAGCGTAGGTACAAACCATTGGGAAGTAAAACACCGCTATTGCCTTCGATCTTTAAAATACCATCTCGGCCTAGTGTGGTCTGCTGATTCTGTAATACGGCTTTTAGGGCTGACGCCGCAGACTTCCATAGTTCAGTAATCTTCGGATACGTAGTTCTATATGTGTCGATAATCCGTTTCGCTTCATCCAACTCGATCTTGACATTGAAGTTCTTAAGTTGCGCTTGGAATTTTGCCGCGCCCATCCCGTACCCGCACCCAAGGATAGTGGTCTTGCCAACAAACCTTTCGTCCTTTGTAATCTCCGAAATGTCCTTGCCATAGATAGCCGTTGCCATGATTTTGTATACGTCCTCGCCACGATCAAATGCCTCCACTAAGTCGTCTTGTTCCGCAAGCCATGCGAGCGTACGGGCTTCAATTTGTGATGAGTCCGAATCGATCATCATGTATCCGTCTGGCGCAATGATCGCCTCTTTGAGCATTGAGTTCCTTGGTAGGTTCTGCAAGTTCAATTTGTCGTCACCACCCCACCGACCAGTGTGCGCGGCATAGTAGCGTAGTGGTATAGGTAACGCACCACGTTCGGCAATACCAAGAAATCTTTCAGTCCTTGTTTCTTCTATCGTAGACTTAGTGCCCAATCTCGCTGCCACTAAAGCTTGCACCTGTGGGTCTTCATGCTCGAGCAAAGCCTTGAACTCTTCGTCTGTTTTAGAGAACGCATAAGTCTGCTTGCCTGTTGCGGGGCTGACTTTCATCGGAGGCGTAACACCAAACGCAATCAATATATCCGCAAACTTGTTGTTGCTCATCAAGTCGTCTTTGGCAAAGTTCTCCAGTAACTCTTCCTTGCGGGTTCGCTCTGTATCTAAATGAATCCTAAGTTTGTTAGCATCTAAGCAAAGCACTGGCTCGGTGAACATACGCACAGTCAAATCAATCAGGCGTAACTCAACTGCGGGAAAGCCAGCGGACATTGCGTTAAACAATTCCCACGTAAGGGTAACGTCGTTCTTACAGTAATTGCCATAGCGTTCTAACTGCGCGGGGCTGAAGTCGGTACGATGCAAACCTAATGCGTTCTCAACCTCTGTACCCTTTTCGCCAAGGCCGTAAAAGTTTGACAGCACCTTCAGGCTACCGCCTACTTGCGTACCATGCAGGGCTCTGCCCATAGACAAAGTATCAAGCCAACCTTTGGGGCTGAGTCCGTAGACCCACTTCAAAATCGCGCCATCGAACGGAGCGTTGTGCGCTAACGCCAAACTGTTCGCCCAATCAAACTTCTTAAGGAACTGGTGTATGGCTTCACCATCACCGCTGAACCACTCGGGCTCACCATCGTTGATCTGTACGGCTACGCCAATAGCTTCAAACTGCAAGCTACGAACGTATTCCTCTGTGGTAACTTTTGTTAGGCTGAACTCTCGAGAATAATATGTCTCGAAGTCAATCGTTAATATGTTCATGGGATTAGCTTTTTTATAGCGGCTATCTGTGAAGGGTTAAGCGTAATCTTTTTGGGGCTAACCAAATCAAAATCCGGTGGCTCAATGTATTTCTCAGGTTCAGCTAATGACAACTCAACCACGGCTCGGTCAAACCTTTCACGCATCATGTCTTTGAATCCATCTATGAGTGCGGTCTGCTCTTCTTTGGTGAGCACTTGCCAATCTTCCCAATCTTTTATTAGCTTGGTCTCACCCCTAATAACGCATCGCATCTTTGCAGAGAAGTCTTGAAACTTGGAGGTATCTACATATTTGCTCATGCTTATAAACTCTTCGGGATTATTTTTCATGCGCTCAATCAAAATCTTGACGCCTCGGCTAAATTCTTTTTCAGTCGGTTTCATTTGGTTCCTTTAAAAGTTTCATCATTCCTGTGGCAGTCTCTAGGTCTAAGCCTTTGGCTAGGGTCATACTTGTTCGCTTGCCTTGAACAAAGTCCCATCGGTATATGGTGCACTTGCCGTATCTTCTTTTCATGTGGTACTCGGTGCGGTTCAGTTCTGCATACGTTTGCCCGAACAACTTATCTAGCGCGGGTAGTAGTTCGTTAACCAACTGTTGTCTGCTTATGGCTGTCATAGCATGTTCTCCAGTACGGCTTCAAGTATTTCTAACTCAAGGCTCTCTTCATTGATGACCAAAGCCCTGCCCCCTGCTTCTTTGATCTCACGCATATTCTTTTCTTGTAACGCAGTCGGCACGCCCCTGCCCGCCTTGGCTTCGATCGCCAAGAACTCTCCGTTGAGGCAAACTAAAAAGTCGGGAACGCCACTGTTGCCGTAGCCAGTACCGATAGGCATAGCGTAGTAGGCTCTATATGATTTGAGGATTGCCTTGATCTTTGCCTTGACCTTGGCCTCGGGTGTGGTTGCCATTACTTCACCCACTCGATCAGCGTTAAACCTTTGTGCTGATACACCGCTAGGACTAACTTGTCATGTACGGGTTCGCCCTCTTGAACCTCGTAACATATCTCACACTCAAAATCAATCAGCATGCCGTGACGCCTAGGGCTTGGGTTGCTTGTGGTTTTGTCAGTAACTACTACAGTTGATGTGTCAGTGTGTGCTTGAACACACGTAACTTCTGTATGCTTGCCGTCTTCATTGCGGTTGAAGACTGTGACTGTACGTTGATGTAGGTTGTTGCCGCCACATTGAGGGCAAAGTAATATGTTGTCTTCTAATCTTGCGTCTTCATACCTCATGACTAACTCCAATTTGTTTTCAAGTCTTGATAGTATCATAAGTTTTTACTTTGTCAATAGTACAGACGTAAAAAAGCCACCCGAAGGTGGCTAGTGGTTTCCCTAACAAATGTTAGGACATGGTGCTCAACTCACGTTCCAAGTACCACTTGGCTTTCTCTAAGTCTTGCTTGCGGTTGCCTTTGTGGTCGGCACGTGTCAGATACTTCACTACGTTGCCGATGTTGTAGTTCAACTTCTTAGCTTCAATGAAGTCGATCGTCTCGATACCACCTACTTTGTAATGAGCAGGGTGATTCACCAGATCATCAAACTCGGGCTCAAACATTTCAATCATGCGGTGTCCGTCTTCTGACTCCATGCGCAACTTAGGGTTGACGAACGGAATGTCCGAACTGAACAAACCGATCTGTTCCCAATTAGGTTTTGGTAGTGAGGGCATAGCTTTATTAGTCATTGCCTTTTTCTTCTGCATACCTCCGGACTTCTTTGCCTTAGCTTTATTTTTCATATTCCACATAACTGTGTATACGTACTGACGGTTTACACCCATCTTCTTGGCTATGTTCATAGGCTTAGTGAATGGATGCTCAGCTACAAACTGACGGATTTTGTCAGCCTTGGTCATGGGTTTTTCTTTCACTGTTTCATTTGCTAATTCGATCATGATGTTTCCTTGGTTTGGTTGTTAACGTACTCGGTAAGAACTTCTCTCATCTTGGCTTGCTTTGTATACGCAAAGTTTGTGTTGAAGTAATCCATCACATCCTTTGGTAGACGCAAGCTCGTACAGAACAGCGCGGGTTTCTTACCAAGCCCCCGCCCTTTCTTTTGTTGTTCCGGTTTTAAATACTCAATTCCTGTTGTCATCTTTTAACCTTTCATAATATTTTTTAGGGAATGGGTCTTTCTTATCCAATAACTCACGTAGCCATTGCGCACCACCAAAGTGATTGAGGATATGAAACTGCCTATCGCTTAGTCGTATCTGCCTACCAATTAAGGGTTCAGGCGGCTTTGGTCTTGGCATCTAATAAACCTTTTGAAATTGCTTTGTTAGCCCAACACCTAGCGCATAACCACCTTTGTGGGGACAATTCGATACCCCCCTCGGGGGGCTTCATCTCTTCGCACTTGTTGCATAGCCTGTACTTGTGTACTGGTTGTTTACTTCCAAGCTCAAGTTGTCGGTTTACAAACCCGTTCACTTCTCAATTCCTTTCAGCGTCAACAACATCGTCAATACTTCGGTCAACGATTCACCATCCTTCAGCACATACAACTCACTAGTCCAGTTGTTTCCATATTGCGGGTTGTTTGGTCTGTACGTGCGTATGGTTAACACTCGCCCATTCATTGCTTCGTTGATTGAAATCTGAACGCCATGTTCGTGCGCGTTCTCCACTATGCTAGGTTCAGCCCTACTCAACTTGATGCCATCACTGTGCAACCAATTTCTAATCCAACTTTTAATGCTCATCTTCAATCACTCCTTCTAATATGAAACTAATCCTATCGAACATGTCGGCTCGGTCTCCAAATTGGTGCGGGTTTCTAAGCACTCGTTCAATTTCAACCAACGCGAGGTAATACTCTTCGCCTCTTAGCGCATGCTTGAGCTTGGTCTCGTCTTGTGGATACGTGAACTCAAGTACGGCTTTCATACGCTGCTCCCTTTGTGATACGGATAAGCAAGCGTGCCTTACGGAATGTTCTACGTATGTCGGTGTGTGCCGCATCTATCCATTTGAACTTGGGGTCGTTACACCCCCGCAGGGGGATAGCCTTCGAGCTATATTTCAATTCTTTCATCTCATACTCCTTGGCTAACATTTGTTAGCTCATCGACTAACAAAACAAATATCTCACTCGTCACTCGGCAACCTACGTCAGTAAGATACTCCTCGTCTTGCACAAGTTTGAGCATGCCCATCTTCATACGCATATCCAAAGGGAGCGTATTATCATCGTATAGCTCTACGTTGTCACCTATTCTGACTAGGTACTTACCTGTATCTTTAACCACCAATGCAGTCTTATTGCTACTAAAGTCTGCTTGCACTTTCTCGATAGTCTTCATCTCGGTGTCGAGTAACTCTACCTTCTCGATGCTATTCCTAATAGAGTTGCGTGTAGTCTGTAATGCTTCCTTCTCGATGTACGCAATAAACATTGCATAGCCACCAGTCTCAACCCACGCCAACATCTCATTCTTAATAAGGCTTTGGTGTTGAGTACGCTCACGCTCTTTGTTCCAGCTAGCTCGAGTCACTACACGTTCTGCCGCATCCTTAGCCTTACTGATACGCTCGGTTGGATTCATCTTGCCGAACATCTTCTTCGCTGTGAGGATAGCTTTGTCTGCATCCACTGTGCGATACGAATCAGTACGTTGTCTGCCCTTACCAATACGATCGTTGGAAATAGAGATTACCCGCCCGCGTTGACCCATGTAACTCATGCCAATCTGACCTAGCTCTTCACCATCTAGCTTGACCGAGAACCCCGATGCCACTCGATTAATTCCACTGTCGTGCGTACTGTTAACAATAACGAAAGTCCACAATGGATTCAGTGAAGCCAGTCGGCTAACCACAGGGTCAAGCATCCCATACACGCCACTCATCTTCAACCCTTCTTTGTCCATGGACTTCTTCAGGTTTTCGCTAATCACTACGTTACTCAGATTCAATGTATTCATACTCATGTTCATTACTCCTAACAAATGTTATTACCACTCGAACTTACCTAAGATCGCATCGACCTTAGACTTTAGATTCTCACGAACCAACGCATCTTCTTTGACCTCTTCAATGTCAGCACCAAGCATAGCTAGCTCTACTTGCCTACGTGCATCCTCTAACTTGGGGTCGTTAGTAACATTTAGTTTTGTCAATAGCTCACACAACTCCAATGGGTTGGAGATCAATGAGTCGTGATAACGCTTCTTCCCGTCACCTGAGTCTTCCAACTTCTTGGACATACCTAAGAGAACTTCGTGCAGGCGTTCCCATGGTGTGCGCATCGCATCGGCCAGCTTCTCCGAATATTGAACTTCATATGCCGATCGCATCTCAGCTAAGTCATGCGCGGGAATGTCCAAGCGAAAGTCACCAGCCTCGGGCAAAGGCTTCACGCTACGTCTAAAGCTGAACTTCTTCCTAACTTCTGTTAGGTCGGGGTAGTCCTCTGCCTTGTACATAGAACCCAAGTTAATCTTCGCCTCTTCAACCAGTCGCTCGTACTCGTCAAAGAAGTTATCGCACAACATGTTGAACGTACGCTCGTATCCATTCATGGTCTGCTTGTAGTCCATGAACAACTTGGTCGGCAACATGCGCTCACCCTTGTCTGCCCAAGGTAAGGTGTGTTGGTTGTTGTAAAGACGAACACGCGCGGCGAACTTCTCAATGTCTGCTCGTAGGCTTGTACCCGCAAACAGATTCTTCTTTGTTTGGGATGCGTCCTTATGCGCAGATGCGTTCGCGTTCACTTGGCTCGTGATTTCACGATCGATCTTTGCGGCAGGCCAAACGCTGATGTTCAACTCTACTAATACTGCTGATGCACTGATACTCATTTCATTTCTCCTGTGGTTTTCCGGCTAATCTAGCCATTTGATAATGTGTGTCGCTCAAAATCCTCATCCCAAAGTGGGCGTCATTCGGATACACGTGGTAGGTGTAAGTGTCTTCCATCCCCCTCTCTTTGCGTTTCTCATCACTCCACCACTTCTCTTCGTATACTTCGGCACTCTCTAACGCTTCTACTAACACCATCGCTTTTTCTTTGGTCATCACTAGCTTGCGATAACCAATGTCTACTACTACCATCTGATACCTCCTAACATTTGTTATGAACCACCAATTAATCCTTGACAAGAATTGTTTTGCCATTGTCCGCAACACAATCGTTTCCTCCTACGATCGCCCACAGTACAGGCGCAGTCCAATCCCTACCCCAATCGCTACCAACATACCCATCGGTGAGCATAATGACGCACTCAGGCACAATACGTTTCTCTTTCAGATACTCAGATACACATGAGGGAGACGTACCTCCACCACCTCTAGGTTTAG